TTATATAATTCAAAATATTACATTCTGTTTAATAAAGTTAAACTTTCACCAACATAAAGACCTCATTTATTTTGTTTTAGAAAATTAGCGATGCTGTCTTTTGTGTAAAAAAAATCGGTCCAAAAAAACCAGGACTTCAATATAAAATCAAAAGGGAGGGGCGAAAAAAGGAATTTTTAATGTTTGGGCTTATGGGTTGCACTTGTGGTCGTTTTGTGTTAGAAATGGGGAGATGCAAGTGGCGTTAATTGATTGATATCATAAATTAAAATGGCGGAAGTGCATGGGAATCGAACCCACTTTTTCGTCAAAAACTTGTTATTAAAAGTAAAAACAGATCAAAAGAATTAACATTAAAATTCTAATCTTATCAAATAGCTATGCAATTTATTGTAGCAAAAGTAAACACAAGTCAAAAGGGGTAAATATAGAGATACTTTCTGTAATTTGTTGACCAAATGTTGACCAAAAGTTGACCAACTTTCTTGAACCATATTTTTATAAGAATCAATCAAGCATGTAAATAAAAAAGGCAAGGTCGATATTGAACCTTGCCTTATGTAAACAATTGCTAAATTGGCTTGCTACATCTAATACAGATATAATCCTCTGATCTATTTTTTGCACCGCAAAAGGGGCATTCCTTTATTTTCTTCATATGCGAACCGACGATACCGCTCCCATCGCCAAATGATGATAAAATCCTTTGCCCACATTGGCTGCAATTCCATTCTTTGGTTCTAATACACAATATTATCCATACAATAAGCCATACGCCACCTGTTATTATAGAAAGAATAAGATGAAGAACATGATTTGGTGTTTGTGCCCTAATTAGAACATTCTTTTCGCAATTAGAACAATATCCGGAAGTTTCTTGAAAACCCATATGGTTCCTCTTTCATCTTACATAACATTAATATTTAATAGTCGGGATGTTTTTATCCCGTATATAGTTGGATAATCCCAAGAATTGAAACGGGTGCGATCTATGATTTCTTGCCAATAAAACAGTTTTTTAGAATGTTGTAATATCAAACTAATACATTATTTTTTCAAAAATTTCAAAGGATTTTCGGTTTGTGGTTATTTGGGTAGGGGGTTGTTGCGGTTCCGGTTCCGGTCATACTCACGCATTTTTTCTAAATTATTTTGTCGGTTGTACTCGGCGGCGCTCCCTGTTCCGGTCAAGGCGTTGTTTGGCTTCGAGGGCTTCAAGTTTGGTAACAGGGAAAAGGTCGATTTCGCCCGCTCTTAATTGGTCACTGGTCCTGCGTATCAAAACACCTATAGAGTCAGCGCTAGTGCCTTCGAGTTCGGAAATTTGCTGCGGGGTTAACAGAAAAATTTTGTTCATTAAAAAAAATCTCTGTCCCTTCGGTAAAGATCCCGAACGGGCCTCAATTTGTTTCCACACATGATCAAGCTTTAATGCTCGGCTACTGTCCATAGCTTCCAAAACATCAAAAATTCTGCAGCTTTAATGCTCGGCTACTGTCCAAAGCTTCCAAAACAACAAAAATTCTGCGTTTCGACTGTAGATAATATTCTTGAACTTTTTGCTCTGACATTTCATATTTTATGCTTAAATCTTCAATAGATAATTTGTGAAAAAATTTATCAATAAAAAGCCTGGTCTGCTTTAAATTTGGTTCAAAGTGAGAAAATGCACTTTCATTTTCAGTGCTTAAGGCCATTTTGAATTTATTCTGTATATTTTTATCTGTGTCCCCTTCTTTTTTGAATGATGAAAAATTTATTTCCATAGGCCTACTGTAAATAATGCTGATTTCCTGCCCTTCAGCATTTTTGTAGGATTTTTCATAGACTTGTCTATTTTCAAAAGCAAGATATTGTTTCACGGGGCTGCAAGGGCTTTTACAGGTTTCACGGTGGGGACATTTCCGGCAAATACCCTGCATTTTCTCTTGATCTGTGAAGGATTTTTTCATTTTATCGAAACCTTTGCACGACTGGCGCTTGAATATAGTTTCTAAGAATTGCCATACTCTTCTGGCTAAATCTGTCAGTTTTAGAATTTGCAGGCATCTTGACCGTCAAACCGGATAGGCTCAAAAAATCAAGCTGCTGTCCATAAATATCGTTGTCGAGTTCCCAAAGCATTTGCTCAATTTGCGCAAATTGAAGATCTTGCAAGATCTCTGAAACTTCAGAATTAGAATAGACAGCGCTTGAAATTGTTTTATCAGAAGCAAAGACAATATTCAAAGATAATTCCTGCAAGGATCTAAAAGCTGTTATCATGACAGGTTCAAAATTTGTCAGAGCGTCCCAGCTATCTGCGTTCAAGTGATTTTCTAGATAATCCTCGGTGTCTGACTCCGAAATCCAACTGTTGTAATTTGTGCTTGGGTAAACGATCATCACATTAATTCCTTTAATTCTTTAATGGTTCTTAATTTTCCGGCATAGTACAGATTTTCAACATTGAATTTTCCGGCTTTGACCAAATTAAACCTGGCAGGACCTAGCATTTTTTTGCTAAAAGAAACGTCCCTAGGGTCTGCTGATTCAACTAACGATTGAACCCACTTTGAATGGGTCATACTCTCAGGAATGAATTGAACCCGGCGTTTTGTGTAAGCTGTCGACGTTGTTCCGTCTCTGTGTTTCACTGTCCTTGCTCCGGTGTCTAAAACTGCAACTCTTTTGCCCTGGTATTTTATTCCTTTAAAAATAGGCATCAACATCGACCGGCATCTGAAATGCAGAGGGGGCAAAGGTGCTGATTTTATTGGAAATTCTTGACCGTCCAAACTGATACACAACTCCGTCGTTTTACGGTCTGCAATGGCCGTAAACCTAACAAATTCAATAAGTTCCGGGTTTTCAAGATACGTTTCACGCTCTGCAAACTGCCAAGCTCCGTGCAAAGCGTTGTGTGCGATTCCTTCAGCACTTCTTCTGCCTATATCAAGCGCTAGCTGTATTCTTTTTGCAGTCTGGGCTAGGCTCTCATGCAAGATTAAACTTTCACGTGTTTCGCTAATAATTCTGTTTGTAGCATTATCACTTAATTTGGTAAGCCAGCGCTTTGGGCTAAGTCCTTCAATTTGGCTAGATTCATACCACGCTTTCACACGGTTTTTTGATAAAGATGGAACAGAAAGTTCAATGTTAAGAGTATTTTTAACCATTTTAGACATTATTTCCGGCGTTGCCTGGCCGAGTTCAACCGTTTTACCTTCAATCTCTTTGCCTATATCTTGATAAATCTCATTTAAAACCTTTGAAATTTCGTCTCTCTGTTTTTCAAGATATTTCTTTTTTCTGACAAGGCTTTCTGTCTGATCTGCTTGACTTGCTAATTTTGCAATTTTTCCAGTAACTTTTTCCAAACCGCCTTCAAGCGTTTTAGCTATTTCTTCATCTATGCCATTGATTAACCCTAGTAGGCGGTGTTGAATAATATATTTTTGAGTCCAAAGGTCTGGCATAAGTTAAACCTTTTAGTTAAAAGGGGAGTAGGCCAAAAGAGACCAAAAAACCTACTCCCCTAGGGCGGTGACTGTATATCGAGGGGATACAGCCACCTAGCACAAACTGAATTAAGTAGTTGTCGTTGCCCAGGTTGTCCAACCTTTTTCCGGTAAACTCTTATGAAGGATAGCTGTAAGAGTTATCGACGGGCTAGTACCTGAAACAACAAAGCGAATGCGGATATATGGGTAAATTGTTCCGCCATGTTCATTCTGACAACCTAAAATTATTCTTGAAATTTTACTGTCCAAGGTCCCTTGCAAAACTGAGTTATGACCTAGTTCTTTTGAACATAAACTTAAACTTTTAGTGAAACTAGCATTATTCCCAGCCTGGACATGGATAGTATAAAGTTCATCCCCAGCACTACACTTGATAGCTGAGATATTAAAAACCACATTCATTTTCGCTAGTCCACTGCCAAGATTTAGTACAACGGCTTCGGCGTCTACTAGGCCATACCCTGAAGCGGTGACAGTTCCATCGTGCGCAATGTGCGTGTTATCGTACATGATAAATTCTCCTATATTTGTATTTTTCTTAGGTGTTAGTAATTCCGTAAAGTCGGGCAGCGCTCTTGCCGTGCCATATGCAAAGGCCTACTAGCCACTCAATGAGGGTCTTGTAAAAGGTTTCTACTAGTCCCAAATCTTCAACGTCAATCCCGCCATTTTGGAGACCTGACAGCATATCAAAGCCCATCCTAACTGCATAAATTGAGGTAGTACTACCATCCTCATCGAAGTCAAGGATTGCATCGCCATCCTTGTCTTCTTCGATAATTCCTATCGGTATTGAACCATAGGCATTGATCTGACGGCCAAACGCATCGTTTACGGTTTCAATGGCTGAACCTGCTGCTCTCACCAAGGCGTTTACTTTTCTCCTCATGGTTTTATTCATAAAAAGTACAGAGGGGGTGCCCTGAATAGCGTCTACTAACTGATCAAGTGCATCAAGTGTAAGCGTCCCGCTCATATTAATAAGCTGATCCCCTACTAGTCTTTTCTGAAGTCCGTCAAACTCTTCTGCTGTAGTTGCTGTATCACCTTTGAAAAAACATCGGGTGTACTCCAAACTAGCGGCTTTTGCTTTCATGCCATCATGGATCGCTCTTATGTTGTTCTGGTTTCCCTGACTTTTAACTAGTATACGGTCGACTTGACTTAAGCCACCTAGTATTACTAGACTTTCTGTCATGGGATTTAAAACCCCTGTGTCTGCTGTATACGAGGCATTCACTGCCCTAAAACTTACATTCGGCAAAGTTTGCTCCCGGTTGTAAGTATATGAATTGCCTAGTATTCCATAAAAAGGCAAGCGCTCTAGTACTGCTGAACTCTCCGCAAACGTAGAAATCACGCCTGCTCGAAGTGCATTAGTTTCCAACTTACTGGCTTCCAATAAAGTTAAATATTCCATTTTTTATACTCCTTATTTCTTATTATACCCACTAGCCATCTTTTGCTGTGGGGACATGTTAGTAAAGTCAACGGGTTTCTTGTCACCCGGCCTTTTGGTATCAATTGAATCTTTTGACGGAGGATCGAAAAGGCCTTTTGCAGAAGCATTCCTTAACCATACAATAAGTTTTCCGGGCGGTAAATCTGGTACTAGCTCTTGAAAGTCTTCAGGCACATCCGCCTTTAAATTATCTGCTATGGTTTTCAATTCTGTTTCTGCTTCTTTTCTCTTATTAATTTCGGAGTCTAAGCGGGCCTTTGGGATTCTGTCCTTGTCTTCGTTTTTTTCGTGTCCGGTCACGTCAAGAAAGAATTTCCCGTCTTTTTCAACATAAAGTTTTTGTATATTTTCGTCTAAACCGTCTAATTTCTCTATTTCAAATTGTAATGTCATTTTAAAACCTCCATTTTTACGCCTCGGTAGGCTGGGTTATTCGTTAAGTTCTTTGTTTTCTGCTTGAATTTGAAGCAGAAAAGCCAAAGCGTCTTCTCTGGTTTTTAAGTCTGGGTTTTTCTCCATAATTATATCGACGCCACTGATTACTCCCAGCGACATTTCAATATCCCACATTTGGGCTTGTGATTTCGGGTCTGTTTTTGGCTTTGGATCATAGAAATCAATTTTAAGTTTTGCATTTTCACTTATTTTTCGGTTAGGGTTGTGGACGTTCCAGACAGTTTTAAACATCTCAAAAAGTCGGTGTTCATACTTGTTATACAATTGGATATCTAGTCTTCTAAGTTCTTCAAGTTCCCTGTTACCGACAATCTTTGCAATACCTGATTCATCTATATTTTTTGTGGTGAGACTTGCTGCGGGGAGTCCGTTTGAAACGGCTGCTTGTGCTAATAAGAACTCTATTGCCTCTATTATTTCTGATATAGGGGCCTTAGCTGATATATAGCCCGCTTCCCCATTTTCACCTAATTGAATACACGTCCCTGGGTCTGCTTGTATGCTTCCCCCTGTCTGAGTGCCT